TTCTTTAACATCTCTCTTCGAACCTGCATTTGATTCTGTCGTTCGCCGTAAAGAGTAAACAAATTGCCCTTATACTCACACGAAAAACAATTGAATATACCAGTTATCTGGTCTATTCTCATACTAGGGTTTTTGTCTGGGTGCGCAGGGTTTAAACAGCTTACTAGAAAGTCTCCACCTTTAGGTATGAAGGCAATTTCTTTACTTCTTAAAAGATCTTCTACGTTCATTAACAGTCCGAATCATAGTCTTGCCACTCGTCATATTCAGTGGGCTCATAATAGTTATCATACTCTTCGGAGAGGCTGCCCGTTTCTATGATTAGCTCATATTCTTCAAACTTACTTATCTCCTCCTCTGTAAAAAAGGAGTAGTATTTAGAAAGCCTAGCCATGCCAGTTTGCATCCACTCAAAGTCACCAACATCTACAGCGGCCTCTAAAACAATAAAGTGCTCTTCAATTTTACTTCTAGCATCGTCCTGTTTAATCATCGTCCTATGTCCTCTACTTCGCTTCTTGGTATAACCATGTAAGCTCCTTTATTATAGGCAGGAGCTACGGTAAACTTATGTTGTGTCTTATATGAAGTATCCTTTGCGGGCCTGTAAGGAGTCATCGGAGCGCTTGGGTACTTATTCACTTCGTCTATGCGACTATTAGTAAACAGTGGTTCTTTCATTTCTTTGAAAGGTCTCTTTGTTTTAGTTACTTTATTAACTTTACGTGTATTACGCTTTCTACCTGTATAGGTATAATTAATTGACCCTGATACTATCATGTATTATCCTCGCTAATTAAGAGTATATTATACAAGAAAACAACTAAATAGTCAAGAGAAATTTTACCCGATGTTGTCATTAATTTCTTCTCCTGTTTTCTCTGAGGAGTCCTCCCGCTCTTTAGGTGTTAGTGTACTATCAGGACCTATCTTTAGGGTATCCCAATTCATGGTTGAAGTAAAGCTGTGCATTGGAGCTGATCTCATTTTTACACAATTAAAACTTATGCAGTTATCCTCCTCACTCCAGGCTTCTAAAGAGTATGCAGCATCTGCGGCATCCAGAATACCTTTAGCAAATCTTGCCTCTCCTGTAGCATCGGTTTGATATGGACTAAATACACACACCTCGTACTCTTGGGCCATAGATTTTAATGCTTTACTTACTTCTATTTGTTCAGTCCAATCATACTGGCCACCAAACCTACTAGGTATATTTGATCTTTTTACCTGGTTAATATAGTCTACAATAATTACTGAAGGCTTAAGTATAGATACTTTTTTATCTAACTCTGCTCTTATCTTTCCTATAGTAAGTGAAGGGTCATATATTACGTCTACCTGTTGTTCAGGGGTAAGATCTCCAAGACTAAGTTTTTGGTGAAACCTGTCAAAATCTCGGTGTTCTCTATACTCATCCAAACGCTCCTGGCCTTTAGTAAATCGTGCAGCCCACCAAGAAGCTATCTTCTCCCATTCTGTGATACTTAAATTTTTGTTTTTAATTCTATTGGCAGGCACACCCGTTGAGATTGAACATATTCTTTGCAGAATTTCTCTACTACTCATCTCGATTGTAAAGTAGAGAGAAGACTTACCTGCTAAGTACGAAGCCGCTGCAACGTTGGCACAAGCAATAGATTTCCCCGCCCCTCGTCTACCACCAACAAGCACCAGGTCTCGGGGGGAAAACGAAATGCTTTGATCATAGTCTGAGTTGAGACCGAGGGGCAGGTACTTATCTAAATCGTCTTCAGAGTCGAACAGAGATATTCTTTGCATACTTTCGGATGGGACTTCTAAGTCTACCTTATCCTGAATATCTAGCACGATCTGATGTAGTGCTTGTACTGATTCTTCGGCTTCTGCAAATAAAACTGTACTATCAATATAAGTATCTAACGAGTTAAATATTTCTTTTTGTGTAAACTCATTTTTTAAATACTGCAATAAAGTAAAAGCATCTGCCTCTACTTCAAGAGATTGTATTGCTAGTACCTTTTCTTTTGTCTGAGCGTGCCGTAGTGAAAGGGTTAAATCCTCAAAGGTAGGTAATCGGGAGTAGTTATCAAAATAATTATCAATATAGTCAAATACTTTATGGTACTCGGAAGGGAGGTACTCTTTTTTAACATACGACCAAGTTTCGAGGTCTGCCTCCTCAATCGTCTTTTTAATTAAAGCACTTGCTATATTCAACTATCGTTCCCCCGAACATTAAAGAAACAGCTACGAGAGACCCCGTAGCTGTTCTGGTTTTTACATAATATTATGTATATGCTATTAGCTAGCTGCGGCTTTTTGTGCCCGAGCTTCGCCATCATAGTCAGAGGCTGTGAGGCCACGACGAGTCAGCATAGTTTTTACTCCACGGGGAGTTTTGCCAATCGCCTCTGCAATCTCTTCTACAGTCATCTCGGCTAGGTTGCCAAGAGAGGCAAAAGGATCTGCAGTTGCTGCACCTTTGGTGTTCTGCTGGCGGGGGATAGCGTCAATGTCGCCTGAACGGAGCAAGCTAAGAGCTTTACCACGTACTGAGTTGATTTCTCGACCCAAGGCTTCTGCGATATCCTCTACGAAAGAGCCCTTGTTTACCATTGCGATAAACGTAGCTTCTTCGTCTGCACTGTACGTTCGTACAGGCTCTACTTTAGGCATAGCTGCAACATGAGAAGTCAATTCCATAGACAAGATTTTGCCTTGGATAGACTTAGCAGAGAACTTACCGCCTTCAAAATGCTCAGCAATTTGTGCGTAGTTATATTCACCGCTGTTTTCTGTTACAAAAGCACGCAAAGTTGCTTCTTGCTCATCTGAGAAAGACTTACCTGCGGCTACTGATGCCAATTCTACTTCGAATCCCATTTTACGCAATTTGCTAGAAACGGAACGAGGAGTTGTTTCAAGAGTAGAAGCTGCTTCTGCAACTGTACCTTGAGAAATAGGACTTTCGTCACCAACGAAAGCTGTTAATTGAGCGGTTCGCTCATCTGTCCACTTAGGAAGTGCCATTATATCTCCAATAATTCATAAATGTTTGTTGAAATTTTAATGCCAGAGTCTCTGGCTTGTTTAGTTTTACTGGACTCTACCGCACTTTCGTTTAATAGAATCGTTACTTGCTTAGTAAGGCTACTTTTTACCTCGTAACCTGCACTATTCAATGCTGTTGTTGCTTCAGCTTTGGTTCTGAAACTCTTCAGCTTACCACTGATACAAACAACACCCTTTTCTAGAGTTACTTTTTCTTGTTCAGAAAATTTGAAAGAAAAAGGCAGAAGGCCGTCATAGAAGCAGTAATACTCCGAGTCTAGCCAGTTACACAGGCTCTCTGTAGCTTTAGGGCCTAGCCCTGCAAGCGTACAAGCGTCTCTATTAATCTCGAACATAGTTGATACAATAGCAGACAGCTTTTTAGTTGCCGTATTCCCTATTAGGGGGATTCCAAAAGCAGGAAGGACTAAGTCAAGAGGGGCAGAACGAGAGTTCTGAATCTCTGCGTATAATTTAGAAGCTAGCTTTTCTGAGTCTAGGCGAACAGCGATATCCTCTTCTGTCATAGAGTAGATTTCATCAAAGTCTTGTATGTCTAGTTTTTTGATAGCTGCAGGGCCAAGTCCTTTTATTTTAAGGGCCTTAGCAAAGTGCTCTATCTTTTTTCCTGTTCTGGCATCACACATATTATTCCTACAATACAAAACATTATTAACCCATGTTAGAGGGCTAGAGCAACTAGGACAAGTTTTTGGGGCTTGTATAGTAGTCATAATGATAAGTATAGTATTCCTAAAAAGTGAAAGATTATTATAATATAAAAATTAGCTGAGTGTCAAGTAATATTTTTCTTCAGGTGACCTTATAGGTCTACCCGTCGTAAAATACGAGGTATAATTTCCCCGCTTCTTATTACTTCGACAGCACAGCCAATTTCTAAGTTTAGCTGGTGTATATACTCTATGTTATGCAGAGTAGCACGAGAAACTTTCGCATCTCCAATAAATACAGGTGTCAATATTCCTACAGGACTTACTGCACCTGATTTACCTACTTGCCAAACTACATCTTCTAAAGTTGTTACTACACCTTCTTTTTCTTGCTTAAGCGCGACTACACCTCGAGGGTGATGAGACGTAAAACCTAAGCTATAGTATTTGCTTATGGATTCAACTCTACAAACTACACCATCCGTAGGGTAGTTTGTTTCATCGAAACATGTAACTACATCAAATCCTTGATGCTGTAGAAACTCCATAAGCTCAGTGTACTGCTCTATTTCAAGGATATGTCCTCTACTAGCCTGTGCATCGTATGCAACAAACTGTATTGGACGCTCAGCAAATTCTTCTAAACTTTTTAAGTTTAGAGCACCCGCTGCAGCATTTCGAGCGTTAGGAACACTCA